TCATAGTTCCAGAAACCATCTACCTTACGAATCTTCAACTTGAAGTTCGCACCCTTCCAGAAATCAAAAGGATTGACAGCAACCTCATCAGCAAATGCAGGCTGCATTGCCTCCATGATTTTATCAAAGATTTTCTTACCAAACCGAAATAGGAAAACCTTACCCTCATTCTCAGGATGTCTAGAATCACTCACAACATAAATGTTGGAGAAGTATTGCAACTTCCTCTTTTGTTTGCGAGCAATCTCCTTGTCACTCTCAACACCAGAGTTCCAAAAGGAAGTATTCAATTCTGATACAGGGTCTTTTTGACCGAGCGTGGTAAGAGAGTTCTCAATATACCACTGTCCAGTTGGACCTTGAAATGCATGATTCCAAACCTTTGCCCAAGGCATGTCCTCACCTTCAACCGCTGGAAGAAAACGAATGACTGCATAACCATTACCAGTTTTGTCCAGCTCTGGTTTCCACAACCGTTCATCTTTATAGGATTTCTTTTCTTGAGGTTCGTTCTCTTTTTGAACTGCACCAAGCAGTTTGTCTAAAGAATCAGACTTTTTAAGTGTACTTAACGACATATGTTTCTCCTTATGTATCGTATGTTTTCGTATGTTAATATACTTAATATATACTATTTTATAAGATAAGTCAAGTCTCTTTGACAAATCTTATTCTATATAGGTCTTTATCTTTCTCTATGAAATTGATTAGACCATTCCATGAGAGCCCGATCCTTTCTGATTCGATCTGACTCGCATCATGTCCGTGGTACAAATGTGAATTAAACACGAGCATTGTATCTTGTGTGCAAGGGAATCCCAAAGTATTAGCTGTATTTGGATTACCCTTTATATAGTGTTCTGTTAGTGAGATGAATGGCTCAAACTCCATCTTCTGTTTCTTAAATTCTAATGGGGGATGATCTTTCTCAGACTTCAGATATAGAGTGCCACTAATAATAGAATTTGAATGATTATGTATCTTCTGATATCCACCTTTACCACTTATGTTTAACCAACTCTCAGTGAAAAAGAATTCCTCATATTCTATCTGTAATACATTGTCAAGAAAATCCTCAGCACATTCCTTTACCCATTCCTTTACTTCTTTAAATTCTGGATGCAAAAGAAGGTTATTGAATTTTTGTGTCCTGAGTTTAGTCTGCCCTTTAAATTGCTCAAATTCAAATGAAGACAAGTCTAAGATTTCCATAAAAGATTTGGGCGCTGTATATGGTTTTACCATACCAGCTGGAAATAATGGAACACCACTCATACTACTAGAATGACTCATATTATTTGCAATCTCACACATAAATCATTTTTTGTTATATGGGTTACATTTTTTACATCAAATTCAACGGTGGAATCCACTAGAAAAAAATCTATACCATACGAAGAAAACTCTTGAAATACTGCTTTCATTTGACCATACCAATTATCAGGACTAAAACCTTTAGTATCAGTTGGTAAATAATTGTCTGTACCTTTGTACATATTATTTAACGGTTTGTCGTATGAACTTAAATCATATCCCATAATATAAACCTCAGATGGTCGTGCTTTACATGCAAGATGTAAAGCGGTATTGCCTGTAGACCATCCTACAGGATAATCTATATTGATTACATCATCATTCTCTTCTACATAGGTAATCCAAACACCAACATCTTTTTCCATCTTTAGTTTCAAATCCTTCATGTCAAGATGAGGATTCATTTCCATTGCAACTTCAATTTTCTCCTGCAATGTATTTGGGTCTTTGCCGGATATAACGCACTGACCTGTTCTTTTTTTGCTTCTGTGAATAAATGTCTCTGGTATATCAAATCCCATAAACATCATCTCAGCAATTTCTGCTGGTACTGGAATCCAATTTGCAAAATGAGCAATTTTTATATCACCGTATTCTGGATTATCTAAACAGTAACCAGAATCATATATTTCCTGTTGCATACCATAGTCTACCGCAACAAGGTTATGAACAATTCCATCACGATAAATTGCATTACATCCCCACGTTATAACAGTATTGTCTAATATATGTTGATGACATGGTTTAAACCATGACCGTGATTCACCATTACCTATAACGAGAGCTTTATGCATCCCGAAGGGCGTGCCATGAGGCGGGGAAAAGCTCTGCTGCATACCCGTCAATACCCCATCCAACATTTTGTGTCTCCTTTTGTGCATCTGGTTTACATCGTAGATTACATACACGAGCAAACGCATATAATGTACCACTCCAATACCATTCTGTCATCATAGATTGCGGCAGAACCATTCTGGCTTGTTCTGGTGATACACCTTCTCTTAATAGTTGTTCATAAGTCCACTTGGCAGAACTGAGTGATTGTTGATAGTGATCTACCATAAAATGATGTGGGTTGATATCAATCACTTCATCAGAAGAACCCTGCTTTGAATTTTTGGGTCGGCCCCGCCATTCCTCTGGTTCGTAAAACTCAACTTCATTATCAACGTATCTTCTCGATACTTCATTCCACACCAAACCTACTTGATGTTTAACTAACTGTCTAGCAACAAACACTGGAGCCTTGATATGGAACTGCATCGATGCATGTCCGAAAGGACTCCAATGATTGTGTTTTGCAAGATAATTAATTAGTTTACTATCGTTCTTAGCATCAAATTCCGTATGCTCCATTGCAAAGGATACACGGGCGGCATTTACTACAGATAAATCACTGCCCATATGATCAATTAATAATACATTTATATCCAATTATAAACTCCCCACAAACTAACCAGAACATAAAATAACTCCATCAACATTCTTGGGGTATCTTTATCTAATTTCGCAAAGTATGCCCATCCAACAGATGCAATTGCTCCTAAAATCCAACCTATCCATTGTAAGTTAACATTACCAGAAGTAAGTAACAAAGTTCCGATTAAAACAAGAACTAATGCAGCCCACCGTCCCTTTTCAAAAACAAGTTTACGAGTAGGTGCAATTAAAGTAAAGGTAAAAATTTTTGTCATAGTATATTCCTAGAAAACGGTGCCGGTGGGAAGATTTGAACTCCCGACCTGAGATTTACAAAACCCCTGCTCTTCCAACTGAGCTACACCGGCGGTTCAACTATCTTTCCTTATTGTATCTCCTTGGTGGACGATACCCCTTCGGCCAAGAAGGTTGCCGACTAGCAAGCTTCTTAGTCCGTTCAGACAGTTCAGAGTTTGATCTTTGCAACTCTGCACAGTCAAACTCAAGTTCCTTCACTCGAGCATTGAGTGTCGAAACTTCGTTTTCTAGAAATACTTCATTTCTAGTATTCATAACCTAGACTCCTCTATAAGTTTCAATAATAGTATTCTATACCTTTCAGTATCAATTGTCAAGAACCCTTTGTAATTATTCATAAGTTTTTTTAAATCTCCCCATATAAAATCTTCAGCCAGTTCTTTATTCCAATTGTCAACGTAGGAAACCAATTCATTTAATATGATAAGAGTTTCCAATGATACTCTTTTACCAAGATATTCCTGTAATAATTTTGGATGGGTGTTAGATTTAACTTCAAATAAAGGTTGAAATTCGTTAACTAATGGTCGCATTTCATCTGTAAAGATTACATAGAAATTTTGTCTCTTGTATAACCATTCTTCATATGTCTTGTTAGAAAATCGTGCAACATAACCAATTGGCTCTCTAATAAAATTTGCTATCAGATAGTTTTGTATATCTTCATGTTTAGTGTATTTTTTGGATAGTCGGACAAAGAAAAATCTGTCCTTTCGTTTATAGAAAGAATCTCTTTTGATACGAGTCTTACCATCATATTTAAAATAATTATAATCGGATTTACTGAAGTGTGCTTTTAACGCACAATACATTAAATAAACGTCAATTGGTTCCATTTCCTATTTTGCAATATGTGTATTCATATTAATACTAAATGATCTTCGTTCCCCATCACTTTCAAAAGGATATGCTAGATGTCTTAGATTAGCAGGAAACAAATACCAATTACCAACCTTCGGGAAAAATCCTATGTTATCATTTTCATAAAACGACCCGTTCGGCCCATTATTACTTAGAACTTCTAAAACGGAGTTTTGACTACCGTCACCAATTTTGTTTGAATGGAAGTCTCCAAAACTTTCACCACTACTTTGAGCCAAATTTTTACGTTCCTTTGATAAATCTGGAACTTTTAAAAATCCTACACAAGTTAAATCTGAATTTGGATGTGTATGTATGGGATTATAGTCTCCAGCAAAAGATCGTACATACCAAGCAGATATAACATCAATTTTCATTAAATTAATTTCTTGTAATATTTGTTCTTTAGGTGTTGTTTGAATATTTTGTTCTGGAATATAGGTTTGATTAAAATATCCAGCTGCATATATTCGTACTTGAGTACCAAACCATTTACTCCATTTATTAATAATATCTTTTGGAATTTTAAGTTCCTGTTTAACTTGACCAACGAGCTGGTGTGAAAAGTCTTCTGATTTAGATAACTCTTTATCATTAACAATATCATCACAACCTTTATTAAGATCATTCACTAATTCTTTTGGTAATTCAGCATGACCGATTGGTGGACTAAATGGAAAGTATGTTTGTAAAGAATTCATTAGACTGGCAACTGTGCTTGTTTTGGAAGAAAATTTAATTCTCTAGCATTAGCTTCGATTTTTTGTTTTAACCCTTTTGAAATAAGATAACCAACGGCATCTGGTTCTATACCCTCTTGATCACAATACCATAAAACTGCTTCCATGTGGGTTATCTTTTTTTCTTTTGCTATATTTTCTATAGCTACGGTAAAATTTTTGGGGGTGTTTAACATCATATATATCTCCTGGCCATTATATAAGTTGTGGGGTTAACCATGACCCCACACGCACTAATTAGGAAGTGACCCCTGTGTGTTCTCTAGGCCAAAGAGAATAAATGGTTTTACTTAGAAGGCCTCCAAATCCACACACTACTCCTTTATATGTTTTGCCTTACCCAAAACGATAGTCTTACTTGTCGTTTTTTCGGACTAAAATCAAACTCGCCTTAGTGCGTTAGTTTGAAGTGGGGTTATTCTGTTACTAGGAAACCCCAAAACCCTGTTCACTTCTTACGCGGAGCGTAGAGCTGCATAACCAGCAGCAACAACAGAACGAGTCGGCGTACCTATACGATACTTCATATAGGTTTGCCCATCATAAGTTGAGGTACGCTTATTCAAGAAGATAGAATAACCTTCTGAACGTAACTGGCTGATGACCGCACGAACATTCTTAACACCATAACGTGAT